TATTTCCTATATATTTTTACTCTGGAATTATATCATATTTTTATTATATAGTGTATACTTACCTGTTAAAAATAGCTTAGCTTCTGCATTTCTTCTTCTAACTAATCCAGTTTGTTCCTTTCCTCCACTCTTATTCCACATCAAGAATGCATTAGTTATTTTACTTGCATTTCTATTACCTGCTTTAATTAGCTTCCATAATGTACTGGTGCTTAATGCTCCTAATCCACAATTAAAAGCAAAACTTATCAATGCTTCTTTTTCATATATAGTTAAATTCATATTAGAATTTTTGCATAACTTATTAACTCCATCTGCAAATACCTTTATATCTTCCTGGAATGCCTGATATGCTTCTTCTATTGTGATGTGAGATTTGCAAGTCCAATTAGGATTTGTACATCCAATACCTATAGTCTTAACTTTAGATGTACAATAATAAGGTTCTAATTTACACCCTTCAAATACAGATATCATTTTGCATAAATTATCACTTACATAATTATTTATTACCCTTGTAGCATAACAATCATTATCGAATTTATAGTTAATTCCATTGAACGCAACTGTGATATTTTGATATGCTTGACCTTCTTTAAATGGTCCACTTGCCTTTTCTGCTAAGTAGCAATCCTTACCTTTATATTTTATCCATCCTGTTTGCATAATGCCTGTATTTGCTTGTAAGTAATACCATCTACTATCTGTATCTTTAAACCATCCAGTTTGCTTTTTATCTTCTTTGTAGTAATACCAGTTATTGTCTTTCTTAAACCATCCTGTATATGCCATAAATTATTCCTCCTTTAGATATAAAAAAATAAGCAGCCATTAAGACTGCTCTGATTATTCTTCATCTACTGGTAATTTCCCAGTTTTATCTACATTAAATATTTCTAATCTATCTTTTAGAGCTTCTGGGAGCTTTACTCCACATTCACCTAAATTTTCTGTTATGCTTCCAGCTTCTTTAAATATAAATAACGATAAAGTAAAACCACATAACATATAATTAAGTCCAAGTAATAAGTCTATTCCCATAACAAACATTATCGCTATAAGTTCAGCTACCCATGTGATTATACCATCTCGCATCTTAGAACTTCTATATCCTGTACCCTCCTTACGCAAACTTTTTAAAATACCACTACCAAAATCAAAAATTTTACAAGCTAAATAAAATAGAGCCATAAAAATTATAGTTTTTGGTAGTATCTTTAATATTCCTGTTTGTAATATAATTTCCATCCTTCTTTACCTCTTTTCTTAAATTTAAGCAATAAAAAAAGACCTTTTCAGATCTCTTACTTTATTTCTTCATGTATTAAATTACGAATTTTTCTTAATGTATATTTTTAATGCTTTTATTAATAGTATCATTACATAAATCCCTAGACCTGCAAATCCCAAAAGTATAATAAGATTTATTACTGTCCATATCATAGTCCAAACCATTATATCCATTATTCCTCCTAATTTATGCTGTTTCTATTATTTTACATCTAAATATACATATATGTCTACATCACTTAGGCTTATTCTGTATATTTACTTTCTGTAAGTTGCATAAGCTCCTGATACTGCTCTACTGTTATAACTTTGTAATCTAAAAATACATTTAATCTTTCAATAATTTCTTCTTTATTATCATAGTACTTATTGTTAATTAGATCTTTCATCATTTCATACACATCTATCATACTAACTGCTCCTATACTAATAAATTTTTATATTCTATATCTACTAGATTAGCCTTAATATCCAAAATTTCTTTTTGTGTATTACTTAACTCTTCTTCTATACTTTGTAACTTTTCCAATTCTTCTGCTTTTTTTCTTTCTAGTTCCTCTTTTTCTTTTCTCTTCTTTTCTGCTATCTCGAAACTATCGCCAAGAATACATTTTCCTGTTGAAATATCTACACTTACTGGTGATTTATCTTCTGATATATCTTCAACTAAACAATCATAATTGTTCGTAACATTTGTTTGTGTAAATACTATTTGTCCATCACTATCATATAATACTAAAGTTTTCATTTTTTAATCATCTCCCTATTTTATCCTAATGCTATCCACATATATTCTCCACTTCCATCTACAACAGGTAATACTATACTTGAATCATTTACATTTATTTCAGTATATTTTACTGCATTTGATATTACACCATCTTTTCCAGCGAAACATATTTGGTCTGTATTATCATTTCTATAACAAGATATAGCATAAGGCACTCTATTATACCATCTAACAGCAATTACAAGTTTCGGAGTAAATGGTAACTGTTTTATAGTTAGTGTGTAATATTTTATAGTAGATGAATTATATTTTGTAAATGCAGTAGTATTAGATGATGCATTTGTAGAACCCATAGCTACTCTATATCCTCCTAAACTTTGTATGCTTGCACTTCCACTAACCCCACATATACTTTGACCACTTACTATTTTATTAGATGTTATACCTAAGTAACTAGCTAAACTAGATTTACTCATTCTAATTTCTGGAGCCCAGCCATTATTACTTTGAGGATAATATCCATAAGGTATTTGTTTAAATGATATATAATCATTTCCTGCACCTATTCCATTAGCATATTGATATTCACCTCTATTAGGAATGCTCTGAGTAACCTTACCTTGTCCATTGTGATATCCTTGAGGAATAGTATATTTCCCATTTATACCCAACGTGGCATTTATAGCACCTCTGTTAGTCATACCTCCTGTTATTTTATTTCCTTTAGAATATCCAATTTTTCCACTTAACAAATCACTTGCTACCATTGTTCCATCTGCTGTAAAAGTTCCTGTATGGACTTCTCCATCTGTTCCAACAAATGTTATTCCTGTTTTTACATTACTTCCATCTGTACCAACGCTAGTAGAATCTGAATCATCAGCTCCACTAGCTAAGAAAAAATTTGAACCACCATCATAAGTAATTATATAAGGTGCCCCACTCTTCAAATTCTTAACTGGATTTTTATTAGGTTTTATTAAATTATAATTTGTATTTATTGTTACTGCTCCATCAGAATCTTTATCTGCAAAAAACTTAAAGGATATTCCCTTATTACTCTCCGCTAACGTAATACTTCCAATATCTAATATATAGTTATTCCCTGTTCCTGTAGATGTACCCACATCCAATGTTAAACCTTTATCTATAATATCCATATTTGAATTAGCAATACTAATATCATAAAATTCATCTTCTAATGGTTTCTCTAATTTATAGTTTTTAGTTAAATTAGACATTATTTATCGCCTCATTTCTTAATTGATTATGTGTATAAGCCCTAAGCTGCTTATGTGTATATTTTTTAAATAAATAATTTTGATTATATAGTAAAGATAGCTTAATAAACATATTTACTGGAACCATTTTTTCTGTCATTAGTTCAACTTCATCAAATGATTTCTTTGAGGTTAATTCAATCTTTATATCTACTACATCATTTTCATAATCTATATTTAATCTATATCCATTTTCACCACATAAAGCTTTCAGTTTATTTTCTAAAGTTCTAAAAGTATATGGCAATTTTTCTATTTCTCTAGATAATAAACGAAATTTTCTTTCATTTAATGTTTCTGTGTTCTTAGGCTTTATCTTGAGTTGTCTTTCTCTTCTATTTACTCCATATTCATCACTAAAATTTATAAATTGATTATTTTGAGTTCTTTCTATTTCTTGCCACAAAATATTTATTTCAGGATTAAGTGCTTTAGCAATTTGTTTTTGTTCTTCCACATCTGCAAGTATGGGTGGAATATAATCTAAAATACTAATTACTCTGCTCACTTACAGCCCCCCTTTTGGGAATATTATCAGCATCCAATACAAGATTTTTAGCTATACCATTTATTGTAGTATCCGCAATATCAAGTATTCCTTCAATATTTAATAATCTTGTTTCTATTTGACTTATTCTTATTACTAAATTATCATTATCAGCCCATGTCTTTTTAAGTTCGATAAAATACTCATCTATAGTAGTATTTATATAGTCCTTTACATCATCAAAGCTGTATCCACTTTGATATGTTAATTTAGTAGTAATATTAATATCTGTTTCATTTACTGCATTTATAACTACCTTATGCCCTATAGGTGCAAGCCCTATTCCTTCACCTTGATTCTCCAATGGATCTACTTTCTCTTGTATGCTAGATATAAATTCAGTTGTTGGCTTTTCCCATGTTGAAGTGATAACAACAATTTTTATAAACTTATTGCCTTCTGTAACTCTATAAATTTTAATACCACCAACACCACTTATATCATCTTTAAACATCTTTTTATAATCTGCTCTATTTCCACCAAAAGCTTTACTATCATAACTTTCAAAATAATCACTTCGTAAATCTTCTGTTCCTTCTTCATCCTCTCCTGGTATTAATAATTCAGTTAATTCAGCACTTGTCAGACCTTGTATATAATCTATAGGAATTAGATTTCCAAATATACTATTGCCTATAGTTCCAACTGTTTCACACTGTAGCTTATAAGTATTTTCAATGTCATTTATTAATTCAATCACTTTATAACTTAAACTACCACAAGTAAATCTTGAACCAATATTTATAGCAATATCAAATTTACCTTTTAATATTGCATAGGTAGCCTTTGTAGGTATAACACCTCTTTCTGCTGCTCTCTTAATTAAATATTCTCTACTTGCTGTATCTGCAAAAGTTTCGTTTATCAATCCATCTAATGCAATATACATATTTTGAAGTTCAACACAAACTGCTGCTATTGGAGTATGAATTGGACCTCCTTCTCTTGTATCAAACCCACTATCTACTCTTGCAAGACTTCTATTAACTAATAAATCATAAGTGATATCTTCATACATTAAATATCCACCTCCTTTTCGCTTTCAACATCACCAAACTTTGTATGCACTGTAAAATATAAAGTAACTTTATTCTTAACCTTCTCATAAGAAAAAGCATCAACACTTTCGATTCTATCGTCTTGTGTCAATGCTTCTGTTATTCTTCTTTGTAACTCTGGATAAACATAGGTAATATCTTCTCCAAATAAATCCTTCGTTTCTACTCCATAATTCCAACTATATATGAGGTAATCATATTTTTCTGTATTTAGTCTTAAATAAATAGCTTGTTTTACAGCTTCTAATTCATCTATTGTGCCATTAATTCTATTTGTATCTGCATTCAATTTAAATGTTTTGCTAGGTACTTCTGTGAACTCTATTGTTGTTGTGTCTAATGTTGAACCTGGTATCATAGTTATCACATCCTATCCAATTCTATCTAATACAAGATAATCCTGTCCACCTTGAAATCTCATTAAAATTACTTTTTCTCCAACTTTAAGCGCATTATTTATAGTAACTGTTTTAGCACCTGAAACTAAATGATTATGACCTTGTGCATCTTCTGTACTCCAATTAATAGTCATTGTAGTAGTATAGTTAGTAACATTTCTGCTTAATACAAAAAACTCTGCTGGCAATAACATCTTTTGCTCTACAAAAATAGAAAGTGGATTTATTGTTTTTACAATTCCATAGCAAATATTTACTGGCTTACTTTCTTCAAATGCTTTTAAAGCTATATTCTTAATATTTTCATTTAAATTAGCCATCTGTAAAATACACATCCCCTCTTAAAGTTAAATCCATTGTATGTTCACTTTCATTAAAAGTATGTTTTGCTTTTTCAACTAACATATAATTTTGTAATTTAATATCTCCTAAATCTAACATTACAACAACACTTGATCCTGCCCTTACTCTGATATCTCCAGGAATATTGCTTATACTTAAATTTTTAGTTTTCTTATTATATAACTGTAGTAATGCATCACATTTAGCTTGTGGATTAGTTACACTATCATCTATTTTCTCAATATATTGTAGTAATCCCCATTTATTAATGTTTCCTGTATCTTTAGACATATATACATCACGTTTTCCAGTATCTTTATTCTCATAAGTTAGCTTAATCTGATTATAAGTGTTGCTATCTATAGAACTTGTATAAGAATAGTTTTCTGCTGTTTCTTCGTCTATTAAAATATCAAATTTCATGTTTTCAATATCTTTAAGTGCCAGCTTTCCAAAATCATCATATAAAACATACATTTTCTTTTTATTCTGTAAAGTAAGATCTAAAGCAGTCTGAATCATATCAAATAAAGTTTTATCTTCTTCAAGCCTTTTAGAAATAATGTATCCAGTATCATCTAACTCACCAACATTAAGATTAAATTTTACTGCTAATTCCTTAATAACTTCATTTGCTTTTTTATTTGCATACCAATGAGTATCTTTATTTTTAAAATACCTTAGTTGGTCATAGGCTGTAATATTATATTGTTTATCCTTATCAATTTTCATATTAAATATGAATCCATAAAAAATATTATTTCCATCCTTTTTAAGTCTTATAGCATTTCCTTCTTCTATATTAAGAATAGAATCTTTCTTTACTTTAAATGTTAATTTGCCTGGACTTCCTTTTCTCTCTGTTTCCCATGTAATACCTTCTAATACTACTGGATAATATAGAATTTCTCCATTTTGTATTATTAATTCATATCCCTTTGTATTACCGATAGGCTGATTAATTAAATTATAATTACTCATTTAAACACCTCACGAAAATCTAATAACTTGACCTGCATATATTAAATTGGCATTACTTATATTATTAAGTTTTGCAATACTCCAACATTTCGAACCATCACCTAAAAATCTCTTACAAATATTCCATAGACAATCTCCTTCTTTAACTGTATATGGTGGTATTGTGTTTATATTTACTACTGGTGGTATTTCTTCTTTTGCAGGTATAAAAATAACTCCAGAACTGTTATTAGCAGCACCTGCTAACTTTGCAGTTTGAAGTTGAGTTATTTTTGTACTAAACGGTTTATATTGCTTTAACTTAATTGATACTGTAACATCAAATCCCTCTTTTGCATCCTCTATAATACTATAATCTTCAAGGGATACTTTAATATTTGTGCTAAATAAATCCTTACCTTTGGGCAGTTCTCTACTAACAATAAATTGAAACGCTGTTTTATCTGATTTTAGCTTTTCAAATTTATCTAAAAAGTACTTTGCATCTTTAAATTTACCACTCTTATAGTCTGCAAATGGATATTCAACGTTTGGAAGTAATAAATCAAAGCTTATTTCTGTAAGTCCTTGTGACTTTAAAATACTAACCTCACCATCATTTATAAGAGTAATAGTTTTATTCTTGTTACTAATCTTAGTTGTCATTTTACTTGGCGGTACAGGAAGTAACACCTTATCCATATAAAATTTATAAGCCATTATTCATGCACCCCCTCTGCACTTGTATTCATAGCTTCTTCAACTTTTTCACTTAATGCATCACATATTCCATCAACATCAAGATCACTATTAACAGAATTATAGTTTGTCATATCAACTTTAATTTCTGCTGTTGTAAATCTATTTATAACTTCTTGCTCTGCAATATCTCTCATGTACTTCAAATCTTCTTCTGCTATGTCTAAAGCATCTTTCATAGCACCAGTGTTTTTAGCTGTATCTCCTGCACCTTGGCTTGCTCCTTCTGCTGCATCTAAAAGTGATTGGTAATCAAAAGGAGTTCCTCCAATATCGTTTTGATTAGTAGCAGAAAACATATTACTAACTTTATTTTCCACATTTTGCCCAAATCCATAACCTGTATTCCATGCATCACCATAATTTAACCTATCAAAATGTAATGAACTTGGATCTATTCTTTCAACTTTAATTTTAGCCTCTCCTGCAACATCATTTGTCCAACCTTGCAATGTATCTCGCCAACCACTTACAGCTCCAGCTAAGTTAGAACCAAAAAGAGTATCTATTGCGCTTGCAATCCCTTCTAAAATTTCTAAAACTGTATCTGCCATACTTGAAAATAATCTAATTACAGAACCTATCGGATCATTAAATACATTGGCAAAAAATTCTGCAAAAGCTGCTATAAAATTATAAATAGCTGCAAAGGCATCTATTATTATATTAGCCATAGCAATTATTACATTCCCAATAGCTGCCGCTGCTACCATAAATGCACCACAAATAGCACCAGTCGCACTTATGCTTGTACCTGCGAATTTATTCACAGCACCAATGGCTGCATAAAAAATTGCTACTAATACAACTATTAAACCTATTATCCAAACTATAGGGCATGCGTACATAGCTGAGTTCAAACCTAATTGAGCCGTTACTTGCGCCCATGTTGCTGATGTTGTTACCCATATTGCTATTGCATGGATTCCCTCTGCTATTGCCATTGCACCTTTCTTAATTATTGCAATACCTTCTAAAATATTTATTACTCCAAGATATGTTGCATATACGGCTAAAGCTCCAACAATCCCATAAATTATAGGCCCTATAATTCCCCAGTTATCTACAAAAAATTGAGAAACGCTACATACTAAATTAATAATATTCAGTAAAGTAACTGCTATAAAAGCACACCCATTAGAAATATTGTTAACAAGTGTGCTAAAACCTTGATTGTTAGCAATTTCATTAATTTTTAATAGGATAGGCTGGAATGCCATTAAAGCTTCGTTTTTTATTCCTTGCCATATCTGACCTATAGTTTTAGGCATACTTTCAAATTTTTCATTTGTTTCATCAGCAGCTGCAAACATAGCCTTTTTAACAATATCAGCCGTTATTTGACCTTCACTTGCCATATTTCTTATTTCACCAATGCCAACATCTAAATAATCTGCAATAGCTTGAATTACTGTTGGAGCCTGTTCAAAAACTGAATTTAATTCTTCTCCTCTCAACACTCCACTTGCTAAAGCTTGTGTTAATTGAAGTGTAGCTGCTTGAGCTCCTGCTATATCAGTACCACAAATAGTAAATTGCTTATTTAATTGTTCTACAAATGCAACTGTTTCTTCATTGCTACTAAATGCATCTTTTGCAAGTATACCCATTTTTGCAACTGCACTTGCTGTATCTGCATACGCTCCTCTTGAACGTTGTGCAGATTGGAATATCATATTTTGTAATTGTTCTGTTGTCTGTAATCCATCATTCATAAGGTCAAGTCTTGCCTTTGTTTGTACAATTTCATCTGATGCATTAATAATGCCTTTTACTGCTTGCATTCCAAGATATGCACAAACTAAAGCTTTTACTTTTCCTATAAGGCCATCCATAAATCCATGTGCATTTTTAACAGTATCATTAAAATTTTCTTGACTGTTTCTTGCTTTATTTATATTTTCTTCAACTTGATTTATAGCCATTTCTGCATTATTTAACTCTCTTTGCGCTGCTCTCAAACTTGATGTATCTACTGCATTACTAGAAACATTTTGTAAATTCTCAAAAGAACTAATACAAATATTCATTGCATTATTCATTGCACGTAAAGCAGGTGACATTTGGTCTTGAATTTGAATTACACCTCTAATTGTTGCCATACTATAACCTCCTTTCTTGGAAATTAAACATAAAAATAGCACCTACAATTAAGTAAGTGCTTATCTTTTAAAATAAAATTTTTATTAAATTTTTATAAACTTTATCATTTATTTCTATCAAGCTATTTTTTCCATCTTTAAATTTAATTGCTACAGTATATATTCCTTTATTTTTAGCAGATAAACCTGCAAGTAATCCAACTGGTCCTAATAATGTTGCTCCTACTGCGCCTCTTATTATTCCACTTGAAGCACTTTTCCTATGTTCATCTGTAATAACATCATATGTTTCAATTTCATTTTTGTTTATTTTGGCAACCTCTTTCATTCCTTGAATAAAACTAATATTTCCAAAAGTTGAATCTACTGTTGCATTAAGATAATCACCTGCAATAACTTTATTCTTGGCTCCCATATTATCCCCTCCATAATACGTATTATATTTAATATTATATTACATAATTATGGATAATACTATCTTTTTCCTCTTTTAGCTTTTCTCTCTGCTTCTTTAGCTTTCTTTTTATCATCTTCTACTTTAATATCTATAGCAGCAATAATAAAGGCTTTTTCTTCTCTGCTCATACTTATAAATTGACTAGGCAAAATCTTAAGTTTATGAAGGCAATAGTAAGCATAATTACTCTCGCTATCACCTTCATTTATTAGTTTTTTGCTTCTTCCACCAATTCATCCATTCCAGTATCAAAACCATTAATTTCTTGTATCTTCTTTAATAAATCCTGATATTCTCCAGGTTTAAGCATAGTTTTTAATAGTGCATCTGATCCCATAACTCCATATGAATTTTGAAGTTCTGCATTATTTAAATCGGGATATTTAACGCATTGAGTCGCTAATAATCCTAAGTATTTATCATAATCAGTTTCAGGAGTAAGCATATTTTTCTTTCCTGGTACCTGTACTTTTCTTGTACAGCTCTTTCTTAATTTTTCATCTTCATCAGATGTTATGCATCCAAGTTCCCATTCTACCGGCTTACCACCATTAACAAATCTTTTACTAGCAATATATTTTACTACTTCTTCCTTAATAACATTTTGTGCTAAAAAACAACTTAAATTACTCATTTTCATTCTCCTTTTCATTCATAACATAATAATTTATTTTCTTTTCTAAAGTAACTGCATAGTTATATGGTATTTTTATTTTTAATTCTATTTCACTAATATTAGGTTCGATATCTGCCGCCATTTCCTCTGCATGATTAATAAGATATTGACCTATTTTTTTATATCCACTTTCAATCTGCTTTTTTAAAGTGTCGCCCTCAAAATCAGACATTTCCAGTATGCCTGTAGGATTAACTTTTTTATTTTCGTTATCCTCCATATATCATCACTCCAATTATTTTCAAAATTTAAAAGAGCACCGAAGTGCCCTTATTATTCCATTCCATCTAATAAACTAAATTTTTCTGGCATTTCAAAATCATCAAAAGTACCATCTATCTCCTCATCTAAATACTCTGCATCTGCATCAAATTTAGCAAGAACTCCACCATCTATATTACAATCCTTATGAATAATTGTTTGTCTTCCAACTGAACTTGTAGGATCTTCATTAGTTACTTGTATATCGAAATAAGTATCCTCACCAGTCTCTTTATATTTTAACATCATAGCTCTAATAACAGATTGATTATAGTGTGCTGTACCACTAAAAGTACCTTTCCATCCAGTAGCCTTATTTCCTTTACCAGTCTTACCTAGTATAGGAACTTCACTTTTTGTTTTTTCAAATTTACTTTCAAAATTTATCATTTGCATGAAATTATATCTTGTACTATCTATTGTTATAAAACACTCTGCTAAAGATGCTGATACTGTATCTCTAGCACTCATAACTGTATTCTTTGACATACTCTATTCCTCCTTTTAAGCTACATAGACAGCCATATATAATTGTCCCATAGCAACAGTTGGATTAATTGTCTGTGTTACTAAAACAGCTCTCTTAGTCTCACCTTTTTCAACTGTTACATTATCAGAACTGAATCCTTCTATGGCTCTTATTTTTTCTAGTTTTTTATCTAAATCAACTATGTCGTTCCACAATGAAACTCTTCCACTTTGGTCATTAGGGAACTCACCAATATATTTAGTATTAAATAACAATGCTGTATCATTTGCTACTTGATCTAATACTCTCATAACTTGATTACTAGAGAAATCTTCTCCTTTTTCAGTTGTATAAGTAGTTAATGTATTTATATCATTCAATACTTTTACATCCTCACCAACTTTATGGAATATAAATTTACCTGCTTTAATACCTGCAATTAAATCAGATTGCTTAGTTGTTGCATTAACAGTAAACTCACCATCATATTTTTTATTTTCTACTGTCTTATTAACGGCACATCCACCTTCTGCCCCCACAGTCCAATAGACTAATGAGCTTTCTAATTCTCCAGTATCAGAAACAGAATTATCTACAGATATTATTCCCTCATAATCAGCACTTTCATTTTTGTATAGCACAGTTTGGAATTTAGCACCCACTTGATCTCTTAATCTCTTTGTAAAAGCAACAAATAAACTTTTTATTGACTCTGTAGTACTTAAGCAACCAAGAGTATTGAAATTATATGCTTCAATTTTATCTAAGAACTCTTGGTATTCTGTTCCTGTCACTGTTTCACCATTAGTACCACCAGTAAGAGTTATTCCAGCTGTAACTTCTAATGTTGCATCAGATTTGAAATCAACATAATCATTACTAACTAATTTATCAGCACTTGCTACTGTTTGAGTTTCTATTTCTTTAGTACCAAAGTAAGTAACAACATCAAATAAATTAGAATCATCAACATTTGCAGTAATAACAATTTTAATATCATTACCTTTTATTCCAGTATATTTAGCTGTTGCAAAATCATTGCTTGCCTTAATTCCTTTGTTAAGCTTGTAAGCATATAATACAGTTGCATTTTTGAATAGATCTCTTAATCCCTTTAACTTATCAGAATCATAAGAATATCCAAAAATCCTTAAAGAATCTTTTTGAAAATCTTCTTGCGTTACTGTAAATACTTCTCCATCAATACCCCAGTCTAGTTCCATTGGTAATGCAACATAACCTCTATCAGATAAATTAACAGATGCCCTTGCTGCACTTATAAAATTAATATAAGTACCATTAAGCACTTTGTTTTGTGTTAACCATGTACCTCCACCTAGCATTATTTAACCACTCCTTTCATAAAATCATTAATTATTTTATCAACTTGTGATAATGTATATTGGCTATTATCTTTAAGTAAAGCATTTATTAAATCCTGTTTTCCTAAATATTTTTTACTTTTTAATATCTGCTGCTTAGTATATTTACTCTCTGCTGCAGCTTTTGTTTTAGTTTCAGCCAAATTAATCATCTCCTAATTTTTGCTTTATTTTTAGACTTCCCATTGTCTCAATAGGCTCAACTTCCTTTTTGACAATAATATTAAAGTTAATAAAAAAATGAAGTACATTATCAACTATTTCAGCATTCATATTTGTACCTCTTGTTAATCCATTATCAATAGAAATGTACTCTAATGCTGTAAATAGCCTTTCTGTGACTTCATTTATTTCATTGTTATAATTATCTTCATCTTTAGGAAAGTAGTGTATATCGAAGGGATATTTCCCCTCGTATCTATTTCCTACTAACCGCCTATTACTAGGCTTTAAACTAAAAATAAAAAAACAAGGTTCATCTAAACCCTGCTCTACATCTTCAGTATAGATTGTATATTCTTCGCTTTCTTCCAAGTTAAATTCGGCATCTAGTGCCTGTGATATTCCTGTTATTATCTTATTTATCATTGAAGCACCACTCCAAATATTCTTGTAATCTCTGTTCTATAAGCTTAGGAGCAATATTTTCTATTTCCTTTTCACTTAAAGCAAGCATAAATCTACCTCTTACCCAGCCTTTATGATTCTTTGTTCTGTGGCCATACTCAACGTAAGAGCTGTACATAGTTGGATTTATAATCTCAATCTCATAGGTATTCCCTGTATGTTTTATTTCTCCTACAGTCCACCCTCTTCTAAGAGTTCCACCTTTTCGGCCATCATTATACTGACCTACTGGAGTTCTTTTTATAGTCTTTCTTAAAAGTCTTGCAGATATCTCCTTTGTTAAGCTTGTGCATAAAGTTGCAATATCAGATTGGTTAAGTTTTTGAAGTTTCTTCTGAAAATCTTTGAATTGACTGAAATCAACTTTTCCCCATCTTCCCATTAAGCATTACCTGTTAACTCTAAGATAATTTCTTGATGTGATGAATATATCGCAGGCTTTCCACTATGTTTAAATTCTGTGGTCCTGCCTTCATGCGTAATGAATATCTTAGAACCTTCCTTAATTTCAATTTCTGGTGCTATGAATAATTTTATTATCTGCTGAACTATTGCATTGGCTTCAGTTTGATTTGCCTGTTTAACAGATTCATAAGATAGCCTACAAGGTTGATTTTCTAATACAATTACTTCTTGTTTCTTTGTCTGCTTACTAATTGGATCTTTAACAGATTTATACTCTTTAATAGTGCAAGTATGCTCATATTGGCTTTCTATAGCTTTTCTATGTGCTTTTCTTGCTTGTAAAATAGCTTTATTCATATTACCACACCAACTTTCTATATTTATTAAGCTGTTTTTTATAATCTTTTAATAAACTGTCCTTAAACTCTGCTATATTACTCCTAAAGCTTGTTGATGTATCTCCTTCACTTATAGAAGAAATAGAACCTAGGGCAGTTTCTTCACTTCCTAGATTCTCATTTCTATATAAATCTATGCACATCCTATAGCCTGTCATATAAAGTCCTCCTGGCACTTCATCTAGGTGGCAATGGTTTATTATTATTTCTTCAACATTAGCAATAGTGAATTGTAATATCACATCTTTGCTATCGTCTGTTATTCCTAGGAGTAGTTTTAATTTTTCTAGCTCCATAAGATCACATCCTAACCAATTTTATGTTTAAATGCTACAATTCTAATCTGTTTTGGTTCATATACTGGTAGCCAGTTTTGTGCATCTTGTAATTCTGTTCTTGATGGTCCTTCTGTTTTTGCAACATTAGTATTTGTGAATTTAATACCTCTTGGATGAAGAATATTTGTTTTTCTATTAATTAGATAATCAACTCCAGAACCTTTCTTTTTATCTCTGTCTATTTCAGTAGGTACAAATCCCACTGGTGAACCATTTCCTAAAGCAATAGCGCCTTCTCCAAATAGATATGATGTAAATACTGAATTTGCACCAGTTCCATCTACAGGACAACCATCATCTATGATTACTCTTTTTCCTTGGTAAGTATCAAATGATACATCTACACTTGGATGTTCTGTTGTAATTAAGTTTTGTTTCTTTAATGATGACCAAGTAGCACTATGCATAGCAACTGCTGTTAATTGACTTTGTGCATCTCCTAAAAGTTGTTGAGCATCAATAAAAGCACTTGCTGACCATTTAGCTGCATTTCCACTTCCACTTGATATATCTAATAAGTTTGAACTTAATGGAGTTGTTGCTGAACCACCACTTGGTGTATAAGTTCCAAATATACCTTTAAGAATTGCGATTAATTCTTTTTGCATATCTCTAGCCCAAAATCCTGCTACTAATGTTCCTATAGCAGCCATTGGATCACTTCCAGCTAATGCTGCTGATAAATCTGTAGCACTCCACATCTTAGCCCTTCTTATAATTGCTGCTACATCCTTATTTGATGCAATTTTATTATCTTCTAAGTCTGCACCTTCAATAATTTGTTCTGATTCTCCTGTTAAATCTTCAAAGAATGGCATATTTACTGTTGGAGCTGCTTGACTTGCTAAATTGTCAAACTCGCTATTATTAACTATAATTCCACTTTGAAGTAATGCTGATAACTCCATTGTTTTATTAATTACATAAGGGTTAAATAATTCTGGTACAATAACGTCACTTAATTTTGTTCCTGCCATGTTCTATACACTTCCTTCTCTTAAATATTTAATGTTACTCCTGCGGCGGCGGCTAATTCTTTAGCTTGTGCAGGATTTTCTTTTAATAATTTACCTTGCTCTGTTAAATTAAAAGTATCTTTTGCAAATGGATTTATTCCTATTGGATCTCCTCCACCTGCTGGATCATAATGAGGTTCTACCTTATCAGTCTTAAATAAGAATGATTTATCTTTCTTAATAGATTCTACTTGTTCGTTTAGACCAGCAACTTTACCATCATCAGTTAATACTAATTTAGTCTTATCGAATAAACCTGCTGCCATATCTTCATCAAAAACTTTACCTGCAATTGCTAGCTTTATTGCATTAGTAAGCTTGATGTCCTTTAATTCTTGTTCATGCTTCTTTGCAGCTTCCTTATTTTCTTTCTTAAGAGTTTCAATGGTGTCATTAAGTTTCTCAACATCAATATCCTTAAGACCTTCTAATTGCTTATCTCTTTCTTTAATGGTTTCCTTAGCTTTCTTTAGCTCTCCTTGAACATCTTCTAAATCACCTTTAGCTTTATTTATGTCTTTACCATTCTCGTCCATAATCTTGTCTATGACTTCTTTACTTAGCTTTACTCCTCCTTCGAGTTCTAAGCCTTCTAAAAATTTTCTTTCCATTGTACATTCCTCCAAATACGCTTTTATACGTGGTTGCTTCACTTATTTTTGTAATGCTTTGATAGTTTTACGTCATTCCGGACAAAAATAAAAAGTCTTATTTCTAAGACTTAATCACTTTTCATTCTTTCCTAATACATTTCTTTCAATTCTATCCTCAACTCTTCTATTAAGCCACATTAAAGCTTCTTCTACATGTTCAAGAGCCTTAGCGTTATACTCACTAGCAAATGGTCCAGCTTGGAAGCTCTTTAATCTATCTCTTACGATTTCAAGTAAATCTTCATTACCTACTCCATGTTGTGAATTTTTCTCTTTTCTTGGGCCTTTTTGAAACTTAATAATAATAACATCATTAGCAACATCTTTTTCTTTCCCATCATTTATTACAATATGATATTCATGATGTGCACCTCCTGGACCTTCTTGATCTGCTACAAAGACTTGATTTAACTTTTCTCTCTTTTGGATTGTACTTAATTCTTTCATCTTTCAATTCCTCCTAAAATAAAAATAAGCCTTATATGTTACCAAATATCGTATTAAATAAAATTATAATAATTAATAAATCTAATACACATACTATAAAACTTGCTATTCTTCCGGCTATTTCTTTATCACTAAATATTTTTACAAATTCAGTCACAGCACATAATATCATGTATATAAGTGCTACCCATTGAACTACTATCATACTCTATTCCTCCTTAAATTTTTGCATAATAAAAGCACCTACTCATTTTTCTAAG